GGAGCGCTTTTATTTAGTTTTTCTGGATATATCATAACTCTTCCTCCAAGATTCCAAAATAACTCCATGCTGACCATATTCCCAACTGATGATGAGGCTCCCATTCCGACGCCGAATTTCTTGTACGACTGGTTCAAAAAAAGATTCTGGAACATCTCTTAATCGGATAAGTTCGAATAAATGACGCTCAAATCTGCTCATTTTATTTAGAACGATTTCTTTTTTTTCCATAAGTACATCTCCATTCAGCAGCTTTTTCACCCATATAATTAGAAACTAACCAAAACTCCCCATCCCCTCTAAGAATACATTTCCAATAGGGTGCGGGAATTTCTCTCCATTTTTCACTCATAATAAGTCTATTTACAGCAAGGTTGAAATCTAATCTTTTATCACTCAAGTACGGAATATCGATCCATTCTGAAGTCTCTTCTGTAGGCAACAACAATCCTCCTCTTTATCCCAATTTCTCCTTTTCCAGCATAAAAATCTGATATAATTGATGGGAAAAAACCTCGAATTGTACTTGGAAAACAATACTCTATCCACTCATTCAAACCATACCATTGTATTTCGTGAGTTCTGTTCGCTAATTCTTTCAGTTCCATAACTGGCCTCCCACCAGAATTCATTACCCTTCCTCGTTAATTGTCCTTCACCTCTGAAAAATGCTGCGGCGATCTGAGGCCCAAATAAGCTGATGAGGCGCTGAGTCCCAATTACTGGTTCTTCCACAATTTCAGGGAAGTGGAGGGTCTCTAGGATATCTGCTTTTCCATTCATAATTACTCCCCAATTGTTTTAAAGTTCCTTCATAACGAAGAATAGCTCGCGCAACTTCTAAGCCAAAAAGTTTTTCCAGTTTATTGTGTGGTGGTCTTTTTCTAATATCTAAAGTTTTTATAGTCATGTCCGAAACCTCAAAACTTTTGTCTTCCATATATAGCGTACCATTCGTAAACTTCATTTCCTTCTTGAACATAACCTCTACCTCTCTTTATTTCTTTTGCTATAGATGGATGAAAGAAATTTAACGCGTTTTTCCGAATTTTTACGATATTCCTCATATCTTGTATGTAATCTCGGGTATCTGCAATACCAAGTGATATTTTCGATTTCTCCATAAGGAATTGGTTGGTGGTCTGTTTTACAGTCCTGTAAAAATCGAATACACTCTGGTCCAAACTTCCCCCCAATCGGCGGTTCCAAAATAACAATTTGCCCCTCTCCTCTTGAGATAGCTCTTGTAACTTCAGGTGGAATACCATATCTTGAGAGAGATGTGGGATACCTTCTTTCGTAAATTGATTTATCAAATTCAATTAAATCATCTTTTATATCTTTTATTACAGTGTTAAGAGATTTTGTCTCATGGGTCAGGCTCGAGAAGTTTTTTGACAAATTCGTGATTCTTGATGTAAACAACATTTTTGATTTTATTATTATAGATTGAAGTTCCATATTTACACCTTCTTGGCAATTCTTTCCAATCAATTCCCTTTTCTAAAAGTTTATCTTTAATTTGTCTTTGGTTAAGGTTTTGAAGTTCTTTCTGACTGAAATGAGCGCGACCAAGCATTTGCACACTATTCCTGATCCAATCTAATTGTCTCCAAATGAACCAATTCGGGACCTCGTGCATCGGCAGGTTGAATGCTTTGCAATCGAACATCGCTGTTCTTTGGGTGAACCTGTCCAAATCTTTTACCGTATCCTCGTGCAAGGGCAGGGTATTCTGCCAAATTGTGTTGAATAAAGCCGTGGCGAGACTCGCAGCGTTCGAACACATCTTTTGAACCCGGTAGCCAAACCACGGCTGTGTCTCGAACGTCGTCCAATCTTTCAAAAGTATAGATATTTCGTCGCTTTGCGTATACGCGAGAGTCGCGCCCTGTATATCTTCGCACATCGCACTTGCGGTTTCGATCATCGTTTCCATTAAAGAATCCGAGAAAGGCTTTCCCAGCCCTCTTGAAAATGTGTGAAAGGCTCGGCCGTCTATCCACAATATAACCGGCTCCTTGATCATTAACTTTTTGTCTTCTACTTTCACGTAACACCGCATTCTGTCCGGTAAATCCATAATTTTTCCTCCATGTTGCTCCCATTAAATAACCATAATTATTATCAGCATAATCCACAATAATTTTAAAAGTCCAATCGTCTATGTTTTTGAGCATTTCTTTTTTCAAATTTTCTGGAATATTTAACCTTCTAAATATAGATTTAAGCATTTCCTTTTTTCGAGATATTATTGGATGTTCTTTTTTTTCATCTATAGATCTTGTATAAAAATCTACAAAATGAAGTGGAATAAGATCAAAGGCTTCTCTATGATAATTAACATATTCCCCAGTATGAATATCTTTTCCATTATAAACTTTACAATCTACTTTTATTTTTGGGTCAATGGATAGTGACAAATCCACACGCAATCCCTCCACAGTAAACTTTGAACAGGTATTTCAACTTTAGCATCTAAAAACCATTCACCATGACCTTTTAGCATATGTTCATAAATAATATTTGGTAAAGTGTTTCCTATAAAAATATTTTCCAATTTGGTTTTAAGATGTTCGTAAAACACTTCCGTTGATAGAAATTCTTCTATTGGTTTCATTTGATTTTTCGCGTCCATTTTGTTTTCCTCAAATCTTTTCCCATCAGCCATACTCCATCACATTCATGAATCCAATTTTGGATACTTTTCGGCATTCTTTTGAATTTAGGAGTTTGAATGAAGTAATAATAAATTGCCTCTTCTGTAATATACCCCTTGTATGCTTCTCTTAATTTCCAATTAGCAGTAGCACCTCTCTTAGAAATTGTTCTACAAAAAGGCCCAAGATTTTCAACAAATTCCATTGGTTTTTCAATTAGAGAATCTTTAACTTCCATTTTATTGCTCCATAAATTTCAATTGTAACTTTTTTCCACTTTTTTTCTTCATCTTGAAAATTATTATGTATCTCATATTTAAAATCCCATTCTCCTTTTAACAAATAATCTTTTAAAAAAGGTCTATTTATTAAAAGATTAGATGAGAAAAGATTATTTCCAATGAAATTTGCCGTAATTTTTTTTGTAGAAAGGGTAGTAAAAAAACTTAAACGATGAGTATTTATATTAGGAGTAGATACAAGTGAAACTTCGTCTATAAAATTTTTATTGTCCATTTTGCATCTCTTAAGGTAACTGTTGTCATCTCTGGAGAATTATATTTTAGTTCCTGAGATATAAGATAATAAGTAAATTCCCACTCAGCTTCAAGAAGTCTAGATAATATATAAGGAGAATATGCCTGTCTAGATGTTAATATAGCAACTACAAACGCCTTTAACCCTTCTTCAACATCTCCTATTAGAGTAACAGTTCTTTGTGCTTCTCCCCCATTTAATGAATAGCTAGTAAATGTTCCTATCAATTTTCTCCCTCGGGCCACTCTACAATCTTAAGTCTCATATATTGATAATCCTCCCAATCTATTAAACCCCATTTATTATCAAGTTCACTCCAAGTATCAGGAACTGCTTTTTTTCCTAAATTTTTTATTACAGTTCCATCTTGAGTAATTTCTACAACATCTCCCCAATCGTCTTTATCAATATCAGCATCAATTTGGAAAACCGCTCTACTATCTTCGGTAAGAAGATGAGGGGTTCTATGGCCCCTCTTTCCACCTACTTTTAGGAAGCCGGCTTGAATTGTTTCTGATAAAAAGATATAACTTCCTAATTGAGTTGGATTATAGACACTGTTGAGATTTCTTAAAATATAATCTCCTTGAAATTTCAACAATTCTTTATTGGAACGAACAACAAATCTTTCCATATTCCATTCGTGAAATCTCCATAGCATTTGCACGCGTTCGGATAATGGTCGTTGATGTAGCCAAATATCGTTCCAACAAAGCAAGTCCCAAACTTGAAAACTTTCATTGTCTATAAATCCTTCTATTACAAATGAGGATGGGATTTTCTTTAATTTTATTTCTAACGGAGATGGTATATGAAAAGTGTTTCCATCCTCATTGTAAACGTAAATTTTTACACCATCTTTATGTATATGTATTAGTTGACTCTTATCATATTTATTCTTTTCGACTAAAGCTGGAAATCTTATTTTGTGAGTTTCATACCCAGGAAAACACATCTTTAAAGGAAGACCAATTACGGGAGTAATTCCTTCAAGAATTGCTCTTGGAGACCCAAGGGCAAAAGCGATAGCATCAGCATCGGGTTGAATATCATAAGTTGCAAGTGCAAGTTTAACATCTGCCCCAATTTCTTTACTAATTAATTTAACAATTTCGCGCGGTGGGGTTGGTTTTAATTGGTTTTGAGCTGCTAAATCGCAAAAAAGAAGCTCTTTTTGGGTCATTTTGTGCTTAATTTCATCAATTTTGTTGTTAATTATAGCATTATAGTACTCTTTACAAGTAATTTCACCATATTTAGGTGGTTTTTTGGGAAAAATGTCAATTTTTACCCCAATTGGGTCTAAAATGAGTGAAATTCCATAAGGATCATAAATATAACGTGAATTTTCGATATTTTCACTAATTTCGAAAATTTCGTAAAAATTTGCAATAGTTGAGAGAAAATCTGTTTTATAGTCATTTGTGGTTATTTCTCTCGGTCGTTTTCCCGCTGTTCTTTTTAAATTAGTATTGAGGCCGTCTCTAATCATATAATAATCCACCCACATAAGTTAAATAAAAAGTTTTATTATCTGTTGAAACTTTGATATGTTCTACTGAATCTATACCATTTGGAGAAAAAAAAATAAGCCATTGTTGTATTTTTCGAATAGCTTCATCTTCAGAATAATTTTTCACTTCAATTTGAATAGTCATTAAATCTCCCACCCATTTAAGAGGCTATTTTTATCAACATATTTATTTATATTACTAAGATAAAATTTTTCCTGGCAAGTATAAAAAGCAATAGAAGTTAATTTTAATCTTTTAGCTTCATTTCCTTTTATCATAAAAACTGTTCCATCAATAGTATGCCAAAGTCGCATATTATCAAATTCTTCTGTTATGTAATTTCCCATAATATAAGTTATTTTTTCTCTCTTATAAATCTTTTGGTCGAAAGTTTTAATAACTCGAACATATAAAGTGTGAGCAACACCTTTATTAAGAGCCAATTGTTCTTATAATAATAATGAACAATAGCATAGTTACTCCGCTCGAGAAGCAACAATTTTTGAAAAATTGTCATAATGACCCTGTTTTTTTCGCCGAAAATGTTTTAAATGATGAATATGGTGAGCATTATATTCTTGAGCCTTATCAGAAAGAATATTTAAGATGTCCTAGTCGAAAAAAAGTTTTATTTTGGGCACGTAGGCTCTCTAAATCACTAATGATTAAAATCGAGCTATTACATAAAACTACTTTTAATCCAGCTTTTAAAGGAATGGTTGTTTCGCCATCATGGGATCAAGGTATCCAATTTGGAGAAGATATGAAAGATATTCTTTCTATGACTCCAGATGTAGACGCTTTGTTTGAAAGCCAAAAAACGACTAAAATGAAATTAAAGAACAATAGTCGTATTTACCTTGTTTCTGCAGGAAGAGGGGGTATCAGTCAGTTAGGTAAAGGTGTACGATATCTTGCTTTTGACGAAACTCAGCAAATTCCGGAAGAAACTTTCGTTTTTTTAAGACCAACTCTTTTAGGCCAAAAAAAAGGTACCGATAAATACCTTGTATATGCGGGAACTCCTTTAGGCCGAATCGGTCAATTTTATGATGTTTACAACAAAGGTCGCTTTTATATAAAAAGAGATGGAATTTATGAAATTGAGGATCCTGGAGATTATATTGTTTTTGAACGTCAAACCGCTTATATGAATTCTAAAGGAGAAATTGTAGACGTTGGGACAGACAGGGTTACAGTAGAAGAAATGATTAGTGAAATGGCAGATATGCCCAAAACTGGTTTTCTTCGTGAATATTGTCTTCAATTCCTTGACCAAATTGGAGAAGTTTTTAGCCAAGAGTTAATAAACAAATGTGTTGATTATAATAAAGGTAATATAAATTTATCAGATTATCCTGGTGGAATAGTTACAGAAAAAAAATGTGTAATGGGTCTTGATCTTGGTAAACAACGATATAATTCTGTACTTACGGTTGGAGAATTAACGAATGATGGTGTTGAAGTTATAATGGTTCACGAATGGGATTTACACATTGATTATCACGATATTGTAGAAGAAGCTCATGATATTATTTCATTCTTCCCAGGAGCTCTTGAACTTAGAGTAGATGAAACTGGGGTAGGAAAAGGAGTTATTGAGATTATTGAGCGGAGAATGAAAGACTACAGAAATTTAGATGTTGTAGGATTCGATTTTTCAGGACCAAAGAAGAAAAAAGAACTTGTTGAAGCTGGAGTTACCGACATGGAAAACGGTAATGTTCAAATGGTATACAGTCAGCGAATGATAAATGAGCTCTTAGAATTTAGAAGAGAAATTACAGACAAATTAAACATTGTTTACCGAAAACCTAGTGGTGGAGCAGATGATTATGTCGATAGCCTTCTCTTGTGCCTTTTAGCAGCCCGCGAGTATCATGATTGGACAGGGGATACTGTTGACATTGTGTCGAGTGGAACACAGATTATGAATAAATATTACCGAAGAGTTAGTAAAATGATAACATGAGTCGAAAATACGATTATAATCGAGATTTTTTTGAAAGGATAAATACTCCAGAAAAAGCATATTATCTTGGCTGGATAATGACTGATGGACATTTAAGAACACTAAAACCAGAATGTCGATTACACATTCACAAAAAAGATATTATTGTTTTAGAAAATTTTGTTAATCTTATTGGTGGGGATAGAGAACAAATAAAAATAAGCGAAAGGGATATTGCTTTATTATCTTTTTCTTCTTTTAAAATGGTCCAAGATTTAAATAAAATAGGTGTTCCTTCGGGTAAAAAAGCATATAAACTTAATTTCCCTAAAATTAAAAAAAGTTTTTTGTCTCATTTAGTAAGAGGTTGTATTGAGGGAGATGGGAGTTTTTTTATTAAAAAACATAATGGAGTTCCTCATCTTCGATTAAGTTTTGTTGGAACAAAAAGTATGTGTGAGGGAATCATTCAATCTCTAAATTATGATAAAAAATATGTTTATTCTAAAGGAAAAAGTTATGAAGTTCAAAAAGGAATTTCTTATTCATCCGACATTTTAAAATTATATAATTATCTTTATCAAGATTGTGGGGAATATTATCTTCCTCGAAAAAGGGAAAAATTAGCTGAAATTTATAAAGAAAGAGTTCAATGGGAGAATTTACAAATGATGAAAAAATCAAAGGTTGAGGTAATATGCGTTTAGGGCCAATGGAAATTAATTTTGCTCGTGCTGGTAAAAAAGCTGGAGGTCCTGCTACGACACAAGATAGGTCTTCTAGTAAAGTTGATCAGTATTATGGTGTTACATCAAAGTCTTTTTCTACTTATAAAACCGTAGTTGGGGATACTTCAATTACTTATGATATTCTTGAGGGGCTTTATAGGCGAACAATCATGAAAAAAGTTATAGGGAAACTGGCGGGAGATGCAACAAGATTAGGATTTACTCCTCATTGTGTTAGTATAGATGGAACACCAAACGAGCAAGCTCAAGTAATTGCGGAAGAGGTAAAAAGATTGGTAACACGAAGAGTATTACGAGCTATGTATAGAGATATGCAACTTTATGGTGATGCTTTTATTTATAAAAATAAAGGAACTCCCGCAAATGGAACAATTGGAATAGATGACATCTGGTGTATAAATCCAAGATACATAGAACCAGATGTAAAAAACATGAAACTTGTTGGATGGACTTATAGTTCACAAGAAGGACAACAAATTCCTTTATCCTTCGATCAATTAATACATATACCAAATGAGCCAATTACTGGTCAGCTCTTTGGAAATTCAATGATGGAACCAGTACTACAACCATTAAATCTTATTTTAAATTCACAATTAAATTCTGCTGTTATTTTAGATAGATTTGCTTTGCCGCTAATACATTGGCAATTGGACTCAAAACACGAAAGAAGAAAAACTCCTCTTCCTGAAATTATTAAATTTATACAAAATATGGGGAAGATGACAAGTGGTTCTGATTTTGTAAGTGATTCATCTGTAGCTACGGATATTATCGGCGCTAAAGATAAAATGATAGACTTTAGTCCAATGCTTGATAAAATAGACAATTACTTTTTTTCAACTGCAGGAATTCCTGGATCAATTTTGGGAATGCCGGCAGATAATTTAAGTGCAATTACAAGACAATTACAAACTTATTATGACAATATATTTGATATGCAAGAGAATGCAGCCGATTATTTAATTACTGATCTCTTTTGGCCTGAAATGGTAAGTCAAAATATTCAAAATTTAGGACAAATTTACTTTAGTTATGCTAAGCCAATGATTGAGCAAGAAAGTAGAATTGCAACCTGGGTTGATACAATGACAAAAGATGGAATTATAAGTAAGAAACAGGGTCTTGCAGCTCTTGGATTTAGTGGAGAACCCCCAGCAGAACCAGAAGTTAATCCTAATCCAGCCCCTGGGCCAACTAATTTTGGAACTGTTCAAACTGGAGCTACTACAGCTCCTAAAACAGGCCCAAATATTGACAAGAAACAAAACCAGAAAACCCCTCCAGGGGTTAAGACAAAATAAAAACTTCACATTTTTTTAGATCGATACAAGAGAGGAAAACGTTTACTATGGAACTTGATGATTTTCAATATCAAGATATAAGAGTTAATGGTAAAACAATATCTAAAGGGGTAAGAGAATGTGAATCTCGATATGAAGCACTTCTGCCTTTTTTAGATCGATACAAAAAGAGGAAAACGTTTACTGTTTTAGACTTTGGGGCAAATTATGGATATTTTTCTTGGAGGATAAAAGAAGATTTTCCTAATGCTGAAATTACAATGGTAGATCCCAGACCTCTTTTAAAACTTTTATATGATATAAATAATGTTAAAGGAATAAAATTAATATCCCAATATCTTCACGATTTTCAAATACAAACTCTTGGAGAATTTGATTTAATTTTATTAATGAGTGTATTACATCATTTTGATAATCCTAATTCCATATTAGATATATTTTTAGAAATAGGAGAAACTTTAATAATTGAAACAGATTATTCAGATATTCCTAATTTTACTAATAGACAAAAGGAAATACAAGATTATTTAAAAACTAAAAATCCAATTCAAATCAATAAATGGATAGCTCACGATAGACCTATATACTATTTAAACAAAAATGAAAGAGGCATTATTGGCAAAGTTACTTCTGGACAAAAAATTGCTCAAGCTAATATTCCCCATTTTAATTGGATTTTTGATTGGTTTGGGATAGAATTATTTCCAGGAACTTTAAATATTGTTTTAAATAAACCAATTAATTTTGAATCTATTTTTAAGATTAATAATTATTCTTTTATTCAAATGTATCTTAATGGATTTTTTGTATTAGCAATTAAAGATACTCTTTTAACCCCAAATTATTACTATTTAGAAGTAGTATCCCCTATAAATCTACGAGAAAAATTTAATTTAGAAGATGAGGATGAAGTTCTTATTTCTTTTAATACTAAACAGGTAAAAGTGATTAAATGAAAATTCCTAAAATTTTTCATTTCATATGGATAGGGGGAAATCCTCTCCCGGAAGAATTTAAATTTTATAAACAGACGTGGGTTGATCTTCATCCTGGTTGGAAAATTATTGTTTGGGATGAATCAAATATAGAACTCCCTCTTTTTAATCAAAAAGAATTTGAAGAAGGTGGAATTGTTCTTAAAGTAGATTTATTAAAATTGGAAATTTTATATAATTATGGTGGAGTTTTTGTTGATTTTGATTTTGAGGCTTATAAAAATATAGAAGTATTAATAGAAGAGTTAGATATTTTTAGTGCTGGTGAAAAAGATGGAATAATTGGAAATGCCATTATGGGAGCTATACCAGAACATCCGATTTTTAAGAAATTAATAGAAGCTGTTTCTACAAGTATTAATAATAATAAAGAATGTGGTCCTAATGTTAAAACTGGACCTGTTTTTATGACAGAAACTTTAAATTTTAATGAAATTTATGTTTTTGGCCCTCATCTTTTTTTTCCAACTCCACCAGGTATAGCTAGTCCTCCAGGACAATCAAAAATCTTTCCACAGGCTTATGCAAATCATCATTGGGCTGGGAGTTGGATTGGAAAAGAGGATAAAACAAACTGGGAAGAGTGGGTGAAAGAAAAAGAGAAGTGGAATGATAAATGGCATAAAAAAAATAAGGAGAGAATTTCTTTTGATTCCTAAAATATTTCACAGAATTTGGTTAGGTCAGAATCCTATGCCAGACGAATTCGTTTTTTATGGCAAAACATGGGAAGAAAAAAACCCTTTTTGGGAAATGAAGTTATGGATGGATAAAAATTTACCAAAATTAATAAATGAAAAAAGTATGGAACTTTGTAATAATTACAGTGAACTTAGTGATTTAATTCGTTATGAAATTTTATTTAAATACGGAGGAATTTACTTAGATTGTGATTTTGAATGTTTTAAACCTATAGATGAACTAGTAAAGGGCTTAAGTATTTTTGCGTCTACAGAAGATAATAAACATATTTGTGGAGGGTTTATTGGAAGTATCCCAAAACATCCAAGAATAAAACAATTAATAGACAACATACCCGACTCATTAATTAAAAGTGAGGGAAAAAGTTCTGATTTAAGAATAGGGCCAACATTCGTTACTAAAAATTTAAAAGGTACAGAAATAGTAATTCTTGATAAAGAATATTTTTATCCCTATCTGCCTGGTCAAATTGAATTAAAACGTCAATTAGGTAAAAATAAGAAAGCTTATGCCGCACATCATTGGGCTGGGAGTTGGATTGAAAAAAAGAAACCAACATATAAAAGAGAATCTCTAAGAATCCCAAAAATTTCAATAATTATCCCATATAAAAAAGATATTTATGATCCCAAAGGTGTTCGCGAGAAAAATTATAATTTTGTAGTAGATAGATATCAAAAAATGTTTCCTAGAGCAGAAATTGTTATTGGAGAAGATAAAATCGGGGATGATATTCATTTTTGTAGATCTTCGGCAATTAATGATGGAATAAAAAAATCTGTTGGGAATATGATAATTATTTCAGATTCTGATTTAATAATTTCTAAAGAAAATTTATTAAGAGGATTAAAAGAAGTTGAAAATTATGGGTTTGTAATTCCTTGGGGAAGATGTTATGATATTAGTCAAGATCTTTCTAACAAATTTATCTCTACCGGGGAAATAGATTGGTATAATGTTAAAAAACCTAACTTAAGAGATATAAGAGATATAAGAAAAGATAAATTGGCTGGTGGAATTCAAATTATATTAAGAAATGTTTTTAACAATTTAGGTGGATATAATGAAGAATTTTACGGTTGGGGATATGAAGATTCAGATTTTTGTATGAGAATAAAAGAAGAATTAGGCGATTATAAAATTTTTGAAGATGAAAAAATTATTCACCTATGGCATCCTCGTTTATATCCGAATTTAAAAGCTAATCGAGAATTATATAATAAAAAACATCCGGAGTATCAATTATGATAACAATTGGTTGTCCTTGCCAGAATAATGAAAAAACAATGTATCAATATTTAAAAAGTATTTTAAATTTAGATTATCCAAGAGATGAAATAAAATTAGCCTTTCTTCTTAATAATTCTACAGATAATACTTATAACATATTAAAGGAATTTCAAAAAGACTTTAATGATTTATATCAAAAAATAACCATTTGGGATATATGTGGTATCAATTATGGGTATATAGATTCCCGAAATGCTGCGAGAGATTATACATTCTTTGCAAATATCCGCAACTTATGGTTAAACATGATAGATCCTGATTCAGAATGGATCTTCTCAGTAGATTCTGATATACTTTTGCAACCAGATGCTTTAAGGAAACTTATGTCTCATAATGTTGATATGGTTTCAGCACTTGTTCTTAATAATGCACATGGAAATTGGAATAATTATAACATCCAACGTTGGAATGGATTAAGATATTGTTCTATTACTGATATTGACTACGAGTTTAAGAATGGATTAATCCCAGTAGATATTACAGGTGCTTGTTCATTAATGAAACATGAGGCCATAAAGGGCATCAAATATTGTTTTCATAAGCAAGGAGAAGATCATGGTTTTTGTATTCGTTTGAAAAAAAATGGATGCAATATTTATTGTGATACAACAGTAAGAACAACCCATTTAAGGTGATATTATGTATTCAAAATTAGTTGCACTCATTCGGATTCGAAGTAATGAAAATATATTCCTTCAAAAAATTCTTGATGAATTATCTATTGTTTGTGAAAAGATAATTATAGATGATAGAGATGATTTATTGGGAGATATGAAACTTCTAAATGATGATTGGGATGTTGATATTTATAAAAGCGAAAATTATGATCTTAGAATGTATGGCCCAGATTGGATATTAGCTCTTTATGCTGATGAAGTGCCCACAAAAAACTTTAGATTTATGAAAGATTCTTTGTGTTCTAATGAATATGTTAATATTTGGGAATCAAATTTTTTAACTCTTTGGAATGATGAAAAAACTTATAGAGAAGATAAATTGTGGGGAGCTCAAAGATTTCCATTTTTATATAAATGGATTCCTGAAATAGATTATAAATTTACAAATGGATGTTTAGTCCCAGTAAATCAGCCAGGGCCTAAAGAAAAATGTCCCGAATCTGTTCTATCTTATAGGTATCTTCGACAAGAAGATCGATTGGATATTTATGATGACTATTTGAAAGATAAAGATAATTTAAATTATGTTACTCAATTGCATTACGAATCTCTTTTAGATGAAAATATTATTTTAAAATTCTGGTGAAAAAATGAAAGGAATTGTTTCTTATAAACATCTTAATCAAATCATAATTGAAGTTTTAAAAAATACAGATGATGAATTAACGGCTGCCGAAATTAATGATATTATTTTAAACAAATATAAAGTTGGAAAAATTAGAGTAAATCCTTTGCGTATTGCTAAAAGAATTAAGGGAAATAAGAACATTGAATCGCGGTATGGGCCTAAAGGTCTCTTTGTTTATCGACATCTTTATTAAGTCCCAAATAAACAGTATGGTTGAAGACTTTTTCTTATTTCCCAACTTTGGGAAAAATGTGCAAATAAAAGTGTCGATTTTTACTCCTACTGGGAGGTATATTATGGAAGAATTTAAATCCACAGAAGAACCTATTTATTTTTCTGCTCCTGTTTTCAAATTTAGCAAGGGTGAATATTTAGATGGTAATTTACCAATAGAAGGTTTTGCTGTCCATACAGGTAAATTTAAAAAAGTGGTTGAAATTCCCGATACTGAACTCGATAATATTTCTAAAACTTTAGCTAACGCACAATTACGTATTGATCATAGTCAAAGTGTTAGAGACATTGTTGGACTTTTAGATGAAGCACAAGTTGCTTTTAATGATGCTGCTCAAAAACCGGGTGTCCGATATAGAGCACATATTGATGATTCTGAAATAGCTGATGGTGTTAATAAAAATAAAATTAGAGATGTAAGTATTGGTTTTAATGCAGACCCCGAATGTTCTAAATGTGGAAAGAACTTTAGAACCTGCAAACACTGGTTTGATGAAGCTCACGTAATTGCAAGAAATATAAAAACTAAAGAATTATCTCTTGTAACCGAAGGAGCAGATCCAGATGCGCATGCAAGCGCTATTGGTTTTGCAGCACAATTTAATAATAAATTTGATAAAAATGGTGATTTCGATCTGGAATCACTAGATAAGAATGGAGGAAGTTTTATGGAAGATGATAAAACTGTTGATGTTGCAGCTTTAGCAGCACAAATTACTGAAGCACAACAAGAAGCTTTCAAAGCAGAAGAAGCCCGTAAAGCCTTAGAGGCAAAATTTAAAGCTGCTGAAGCAGAGAGAGTAAAATTAGAAGCTGAAAAGAAAACTCTAGCTGATGAAAAAACTCAGTTAGAAACTGACAAAGCTGATTTAGAAACAAAATTTAATGATGCCGATAGTAAATTAACCGGCCAAGAATTAGCAGCAAAAAAAGAAGAAGCTACTAAAGTTGCTGAATTAAAAGTTGAAAAAGGATTACTTAAAAAAGAAGAATTTGATGCTGATGTTGAAAAATTAATGAAATTAGACAGCTTAGATGCAATCAAAGACTTAGTAAGTAAATTCAAAGTTGAAGAAGAAGGAGGCGCGGAAGTGCCAATTATAGCAGGATTTGAAAAGTTCATGAATAAAGGGGTAATTGATTATGATAACCCAGAACTTGAACAAATGATGATTCACGAAATCTTTGCATATGACCGAGTATTCCAAGGAAACCCTGGAGATGAAGTTCGAGCTGGACAAAGCTATATGGGCTTCTCTCTGCACAAATAGAGGTGATTTTGAATGTCAATGCAAGTTCAAGAAGGAGTATATATTAAATTTGTCTTCAATGGAGCAGATTTTGAAGACTGTTTTAATAAAGCCGTAGAATTCTCATCAGTTGAAGGGGAAGTACAAAAAGCTACTGAAGATACTACAAACTTTTTAGGTCTTATTGTAGCTGTTGACCCTGGTAAAACTATAGCAGAAGACGGTGATAATGTTAACATTTGTACCGAAGGTATACTAGAAGCTGTAGCTGATGGAGCTATTTCTTACGGAGATGGGTTAGCTGTTGGTGAAGATGGTAAATTAAAAGCTATCGAAGTTGATGGTACAGAAAACGATACTAATAGAATGATGATGGTTGGAAGAGCATTACAGGACGCGGATGACGCAGATGTGTTCCAAGCTCTAATCCACAGCAAATAGAGGTGAAAAAATGGAAAGAATAGAAACTTTTGCCGATGTTGGTGGGTACACATCTGGAACAATCCGATGGGAACCTTACTTAGAAAGAAAAATTATGAAGTATATCGAAAGTAAATCGGTACTTCGAAATTACTGTTTTGTATATCCAATGCCTCTCAATACCTTTACCGTACGTATCCCAAGGGATTACGCAACTGGTTTAGCTACTGAGATTGCAGAAGGATCAGAAATTCCAGTCGTAAGACAGGTAACTGATACCTTCGACTTATCCGTAATAAAATACGGTACTGGTGCTGAAATGACTGATGAAGCCAAAGAAACCGATTGGTTAGGTATTCTAGGACAGGCACAGGTTGAAGAAGCAGGAAAAAGAATGTTACGAAAAGAGAACTCAGATATAATGGCTGTTCTTGAAGCTGGAGTACCTCACACTGGCCCAGCATCAAGCGCAGGAACATTAAAACTTGAGGACGTAGTTTTCGCTAAAACCTTCTTACAGAAAAAATTCTACAACCCAGATGTCTTATTCGTAAACCCAGATCAATATGCTGATCTGCAAGTAGACGAAAGATTTATTGATGCTTCACGATCCGGAACTACCCAGACTCTACGAGAGGGCGTAGTGGGACGTGTAAGTGGAATTGATTTAGTTGTTATTCCTGAAATGACACCTACTGTTGCTATTATGGTGGATACTTCAATGAATCCACTATGGATGGTTGAACGGCAAAGTGTACGTATCGGAAGATACAGGAATGAACGAAGACAAGTAGACGGATTCGTTATGACCAAATGGGCTAAGCCTGCAATGGTCAGAGGAGATTGTACTTTTAAAATAACAGGATGCTAATCACATCCTCTTTTTATTTATTTTTTGGAGGAATAAAATATGGCAGAAAAGAAAGAATATCAAATTAAATTTGAGAATGGATTGAAAGGAAGTTTTATTGACCCGGGTAAAATTTATACAAAAGATGCTCAAGGGAATATTATAGTAACCGATGTGTTAAAAACTCCTTTTGAAATTAAAGATGGACAAACTCTTACTATTAGCAAAGAGATTTATCAGTACTTAAGAGACAAGGGTGCGGTAAGAACTAAAGCTGAACAAAAAGAAAGAGATAGATTACGAAGGAAAAGCATGATTAAAAGATCTGGACGAGCAGAACCAAGAAAAGATATGCAAACCTTCACCGAAAAAGAAAGATTATTAATATTTACAGATTTACCGTATGAGGTATAGGAATGGCAGATATCGTCGATTTAGAATACATTAAGGGGTTTTTAGGTCTCCTAGAAGATGATACTTTCGACGAAGATATCGACTTTCTTATTCCAGTATACACAAAAGAAGTTACAGAAAATATAGATATAGAATCTTTATCAGAAAATGCTCTAAGTAAAATTAAAAGCACAATAGGTGCTGCTATAGGGTGTCACTTACAAAAATCTCGTTCAAAATTTAGAGATGTTGTTAAAAGATATAAAATCAAAAATTTTGAAAAAGAATTTGACGGAAGAGCTTTTAAGGAAACTCAGAATTGGTGTGATACATATGATATCGCAATTACTGAAGTTGAAGGTTCTTATGGAGATAGCAATACAGGAAGCGTAAAAAGGTTGGGTATTTCGGATGAGTATTCTAAGCCTTATTAATGATTTAACTCTTAAAGGGGAAAAATATATCTTACAAGTTGAAAGTATTCCTGAAATTCCTGTTGAAAACACTACTGGGGATATTGAGCTTGAATGGATAGATGTTAAAGAATTATCTGGAACAGTCCAAGGAAACAGTGGGGATGATATGCCTGCAAGTGGTTCAGGACGAAATGAAATTGGAGGATATTTTGGTTTTTTTGAAGCCAATTTTGAAATTCCTTACGATGATTTAGGTAATTACAGAATAAAACATATTTTTCCAAGCAACCCCCCTTTTATACGTTTTTTTATTATTAGAGAGATAGACCGAAATCTCATAATGGACAATGAATATCATCATTATGAAATGGATCTGGAATTATCTAGAAAGTGGAAAGAATGATACAATATCAAATTTATCCAGTTGGTATTGGAGCAATGGAAGCTGAACTTGGAGCTATAGGTACAGTTTCTCAAAAAAGCGGAAAAGAAGCCTTAAAAGAAGTTGCACCTCTTATAGTTGAACAAGCTAAAGCTAATATTCATTCAATAACACATAGATTGGAAAATAGTGTTGGTTGGGCTGAAACTGAAAATGGAATTGAAATATTTGCTACAGCTCCATATGCATATTATGTGGAAGAAGGAACAAGCAAACAAGCAGCTCAATATTATATGAAAAGAGCTATTGATCAATATGTTGATGGTGGAGAAGGAAATACTGGTATTGCTGGGGATAAAATAGCTGAAAAAGTTAAAAGAGATGCAAATATAATTTCTGCGCCTGCGGCTGCAATTGCTACGGCAGAAGAAATGGCTCTTCTCCCTATGTTATTAACAATGTTTTCATTTATAACTATGGGATTTACAACACTTATGGGAAGATAATTATGGAAGAAGATGGTTTAATACGATTCTTTAGAGAACTTTGTGGAACATATTATCCTCTAGAAACAGCTTATAATAAAAGATTTGTTTTAACAGTAAATTCAACTTCTGTTCCTATTTTTGTAGGGACAAACCATAAAGAAGATTTTCCAGAGATACAGATAACCCCTTTTGTTGCAGATAGAGAATATTTTGTTGATGAACAAAAGGAAATTGGCGTAAGTGAAGATCCTTTAGATAATCCAGAAATGTTATATTTAATTTCTGATAGAAATATTCACTTTAAAGAAGCAAAATTTGCACTTAATATTTATGCGACCAATTTAACAGAATTAGTTAATATTAAGAAAGCAATAAAGAAAAGATTTTGGAAGTTTATTAATGCAGAATTAGGAGAATTTAGTGATTCTACTAATTTTGTTATGCAAAAAGATGAATATGAAATTGATACTGGTATTTATATTAGTTTAGAATATAATACAGATTTATTAGACTTAGCCAGGGTCGAAGAAATCATCGATGACGAAAGACAAGTTTTAGTAGAAGATGAAACACTATCTGAAGCGGGAACTTGGTTTTTAGATGATGAAAGATTATACGTTTATCCATATACAAATATGGATAATATTAGATTTATTGAAGTTATTAATGGTTTAGTTTTTAGCGACGGATTTTGCACAAAAGAAAAAGGTCTGAAGCAATTAATTACAGAAACATCTACGAAGGGTTATGACACAAATCCCGATATTGATCGCTGGACGATGATGCTAAAACTTCGATTTAGAGACACAGAAGATAAGACAGTAGGAAGAAGTTTCGCGGAGGTAGAAGTAGATGCAGAAACAGATTAAAAAAAAGAAAACTATTAAACAAATCGCTTTTGAAAATTATCTAAGTGATGTAGAAAGAGATGCTCTCATAGAAAAAGAAAATGAGACACAAAGAAAAAAAATTGATGAAAACACTAAAATGGATGTAGAAAAGGTAAATAGCCTTTATAGAAAATATTTTGGTGTAGATATGAAAAATAGAGTATAGGAGGATTATATATGGTATATAACGTACCTCGCGTAAATGTTTCTCACACATATGGTTATGTACCTTCAGTTCCAGCAGATGATCAACTTTTTGGTTATGTTGTTGAAGGGACTAAAGGGGAACCAAACGAAGCAGTACTCGTAAGATCACCTGAACAATTATATCAAATGTTTAAGGTAAAACTTAACGCATACTGGGGAATTGGGGGACAAGCACTTTACGTTTCACGAGCCGCTGCTGATGCTGATAATGGTGGAATTGCCCCTACAAAGGCAAGTCAAATATTATTAGATACCAGTGGAACACAAATCGGCGTTTTAAAATTAGTAGCAAAACAAAAAGGAAGTTATGAAATTAATATTACTGTACAACCAAATAGTACTTCTGGAAACAATATAATTGTAGAAGAAGATGGTTATGCTTCAGAATATTATATAGGGATTACCGGAATTGAAAGTATAGTAAGTAGGATAAACAGAGAAAGTGACATTGTTGATGCTTATTTCTATTTATGTCCTATTGCAAGTCCAACATGTACTAATGGTAGTTGGGCACAAACTTATGATTCAGAAACCCATGTTGTGAAAGAAGGAAGTGGATTGCTAACTTCTTTAAATTCAGTTGTTCTAGGAGAACTTCCTTTAGATGGGGATGAAGCATTATATGTTGCTGGGTCTGATGGAACAGTAGCAGGAACTCCAGCATATCCTGGACAATTAGAAAATCAAGCTTCTGATGCTGTTAGTGCAGCAACTGCACACGCAAAAGCATTGGCCTCATTAAGATTACCCAAACTCGCAGGGGTATTTACAACCCAAGTAAGTACTTTTTCAGCGTCAACAGTTAACTCAAAATATGTAGAACATATTGATGAGTTAAATATGGCAGAAGCACATGGATGGAGATTCGCAATTCTAGGAGCCCCAGAAGGAGCTTCAAAAGATGAAATAATTAGTGCAGCATCAGGATTCAACAGAGAAAATATTGTATATGTTGGTCAAGGTGCAGTAGATATGAATGGATTAGAATATACTCCAATTGAAGCTACACAAATTGTTGCTGGAAAAATCGGAGCAACAAAATATTATGAAGCAATTTGGGGTGGACAAACTTCAAAAATCCTTGGTATAGTAAGTAATGGAATTGTAGATAAATATATTACTGATATTATTCAATTGCCAGGTGAAGGAGCTGGAGGTTATGCTTCTAGAGAGGATATTATTCAATATAATGAAGCAGGAGTTATTACTTTTGTAGAAGAAATAGATGGAATAAGAATTCGAGAAGGATTAACTACAGCACAAAACCCAGCAGAAACTGCAGAAGATGAATTAGCAGTAATGAGAATTATAAGACACGTTAAATACTTAGTGTATGATAGATGTTATGAAATGTTAGGTCAAAACATAACTAGTACTTTCAAAACAGATCTTGAAGAAAATATTAAATCTGGATTAGAAATAATGAAGAGTACAGACCGTTCTCTTATTGATATTACAGAGACAGGATTATCTGCATATACTGTAAGTGTTCTTTTAGTCCCAAGAAGTGTCCAAAAACAAGGAAAAATAACAGTAAATATATCTGTTACTCCAGTACATGCGGCACGTGAAATAGATGCTACTGTGGTGGTGATGTAAGATGGCAGTAGATGGAGTATTTGAACTTGGTTTAATGAAAATCAAGGGAGAAACAATTAAAATTGAAGAAATCACTGTTACTTCCACAAGAGATGCAAATGAAAGATATACAAGTGATTCTTATAACGCTGTAGAAATTCGTAGAGGACGAAAGAAAATTGATTTTACTATTAAGCGAGCTCTTGATAATGGTCGACTTTCAGAAATCTATGATAATGGAGAAGAATTTGCAATTGTACTTTATAATAACGATGCAGTTCCTCCAGTAGCTGTTGTGAAATTAGAAGGCTGTGTTTTATCTAAAGACCAACTTGGTACTTTTAGTGGAGATAAACCAGTTCAACAAGATATAGAGGGTAAGGCTATAAGCCGAACAATGTTATAAAACCCCTCTTTTTTTTATTTTTGAGGTGAAAAGATGGTTGGAATATTTGAAGAAAAGAAAGGAACTGTTTCTAAAGAAGAAATAGCTAAAATGGAAAAAGATGCTGCCGAATTACAAAAAGATTATAACAAAAGGCAAGCTCATAAATTCAAAGAAGTAATGGCAACTAAGGAAAAATTATTTGCCAGAAAAGCTCGTGCTTTCGACATTAAGATACCTATTGGTGAAGAGGAAGACGGAACACAAGTAATGATGAAATTTAAAGTTCGAAGGTTAACTCATGAGGAAAGAATGCAGTTTGATAGTATTAAACCTTATGATGCAATTGATCCCTCAAAACTTACTGATGAAGATTACAGAAATATGAGTGATCAAGGATATGAAATTTTATCAAAAGTTGTTGTAGACCCATCCCTTACAATAAAAGAGTGGAGAAGTTTAGATGTAGCTATTACTCAAGATTTAATTACAAGAATTAGTTTCTTACAATATGAAACAAATGATAATACTCTGACCCAAACATTGTTAAATTTATCAGAGATGTAGATGACCTAAAGCTCGATTTTATGGTCTGCGAGCTTTTAGGGATACCACCGTCACAAGTTGGCGAAATAGATCCATACGATATTGCATTTTTAAAAGCTGGTCTTATTTGGAAAAGAGAAGATCAAGCTGAAATGATGGCAAACTTATTTTGATTTTAGGGGAAAAATTCCATGATGGGGAGCGCAAGCGGTACAGAAGGGGCAACTGGTTCTAAAGAAGTTGGAGAAAAGAAGCGTATCGATTATATAATCGGTATTTCCAACATGACTTGGCCTGGACTTGCTGCAGTTATGGGTGGATTTGCAAATTTAACTGCTGCAGGTATGAGAACCACCAATGTAATGAATACAGCAATGAACCGATTGGAAGGTTCAATGTTAGCTGCCGGTGGAGCCGCAGCGTTGGGAATTGGATTAGCTATAGCTGAAGCTGCAAAGTTTGAAAAAGAAATGAAAGTAGTTCAAGCTTTGATTATGCAAACTGGAGATGCTCCAGAAGCTCTTCAAAAAAAGATGGAAACACTTTCTGCTTCTGCAAAAAGCTTAGCAATTGAATATGGAAAATCTCCTGAAGAAATAGCCAAAGGATTTCAAGTATTAGGACGTGCTGGTGTAGATACTACACAATCCATGAATAATACTATGAGAGCTGCACTTCAATTGGCAACAATTGAGGGAATTACTGCTTCTGAAGCTTCTACAATGGCAATTCAGATGACAACTCTCTTTGGTGGAGATATGACCACCGATGTAAATAAATTTGCCGAAATTCTTGCACATGCAGCAAACGTATCTACAGTATCTGCTTCAGAGATAATGACGGTATGCGCCAAGTAGGGGGAATTGCAGCATCTGTTTATCCAGCAAATACAAAAGAAGAAATGTATAAAAATGCTGAAGATGCCGCTGCAATGGTTGCAACTTTATCCCAAAAAGGGGTTTCTGGAGCTATGGCCGGAACAGCTTCAAAATCTTTTATCAATTATATGGTAAAAGATATGCCTAAATCTAAAAAAGCGTTGGGTAAACTTGGATTAACTGCTGATGATTTAATGTATGTTGATCAAACTTCTGGTGAAAAAGTTTATAAAAGTGTTCGTGATACAATAGAACTTTTTGATCAGAAAATGAATGAAGCAGGAATGAGTCGGGCAGAAAGATATAAATGGCTTGTTGAATGGGGAGAACCTAGACAAGCACAACAATATATGAAATTATTCCCAGAAACAGATCCAAATACTGGAAATAAAAAATGGTTGTTAGATCAGTATACTACAGAAATGCAAGAACAATATGATATGCAAGAGCGTGTTAATACTGTCATGGAATCTTCTTCTCAAAAAATTTCCCAAATGACTTCCTCTTTACAGGTTTTAATGATAAATGTAGGAAGTATCTTTTTACCAGTTTTAAGTGCGTTTGCAACTGCCCTCGAAAGTGTAAGTAAAATTGCTGGACAAAATCCATTTGTAGCGTGGACAATTGGTCTTGGAGCGTTAGCTTTAGTTTTAGGTGGAGTATGGGCCGTAATGAGATGGTTAGCTCCAGCAATGAGTGATTTTAAAGGATCTGTAACAAGATTAAAGGGTGGAGACTTAAAAGGAGCTCTTCTTTATGGTCAAGAAGGTCAAATGGCTTTTGCTCGAGGCGAAACTGGAAAAACTGGAACAACAACTAAACCTGCAGGAAGTTGCAAACAAGCAGTTAATTGTATTAATGAACAAACTAAAGCATCAGAAAAGAAAAAAACCGCTTTAGAAAATGTTGCAAAAGCTGAAGATAAAGCTGCTAAATCAGCAAGTCAAGATAAAGTTAAAGGAATGGAAGTTGTTTCAACTCATGATGATATAGCTAAAAAAGCTAAAGAAACAGCTAATGCCCATGAAGAAAGTGCAAAGAGCATTGATAAAACAACCTCTTCTTTAGAAAAATATGGTAAAGGATATAAGAATTTATCTCTTATTGCTCCTACTCCAATAGGCAGTGGAGTTGGGACGTTATACCCTGGATCTTCTAAAGTAACACCAATAGGAAGTTCTTTGAATGATTTTGCATATGCAAATAGTAAAACATATTCAGAAGGAACTTATCTAAAACACAGTTTAATGGGATTATCTCCCACAGGTCAAGGTGTTTCGCCTGCAAGAATTACTGCACTTGATGCTATCGTCAAAAAGGAAGGGACTTTTTGGAAAGAACAAGTAGAAAAAGAAAAGAAATTTGCTGATTTAAAAAAACTTGAAGAAAAAAATCGAACTTTATATAATCAATTGGAAAAAACAGGAATCACACAAAAAGGAGTTGGTGGGGGAGTAGCTGTTCCTCCATTATTAAGTGGAGCTGGAGCTGGGGCAAGAGGAAATGTTTGGTCTCAAGATTTAGAGAAAATAGAAAAAGAGGCTCAAAAACAAAGAACAGAAGATCTTCACAAAGAAACCA